CCGCTCGATCACTTGGCCGTCCATTGCCGAGGCTGACGCTGGAGATAAGGCGTCTGGAGTCCTGATCTACCGGCTTGTTGCTGGCTCAAGTACCCCTGTTGAAGCGAACGACATTCCGCTCTGCTTCATCAAGTTTGCCTCCGCTATCGACCCGGACGGCTCCGACCTGACCGTGAAGTGGTCGGGGGTGGCCGATTCGTCTACATCTGGAACCATTTTGAAGATTCAACAGGCAGCCGTGTAACATCATCATTCCTTTCTGGCAGGAATGATCCCCGATGTTTCAATTACTGCTTAGAGGCCAGCAGCCGCTACCGCCAACAGAAACAAGCCCCTCCGCCGCCTTGGTGGAGTGGGGTGTAGTTGCTGCGGTAGTTGTCTCCGTAGTTTCGACGGACCCGGCAATCGCCGAGTGGTCGGACTCTGCCCCGAGAACAGAGTCCACCGTCTCGGCGGGGCCAGCCGTATCGGAATGGTCTGCCTCCGCGCCGACAACAAGGTCTGCCGTTTCCGTGGACGCGGCCACTGTGGAGTGGGCCGTCTCCACCCCGGCGACGGCTGTTTCGGCCCCCGTTGTGGCAGCCGCAGTTGTTGAGTGGCTGCCGGTAGCCCCGACCGTGGAGCTGGTGAGGGAGACAACTGTAAGCACTACCGCTGTAGTTGTCGAGTGGGCTGCCACGGCCCCGACCGTCGTCTCCACCTACTCGACCGTCGCGGTGGTCGTTGAGTGGATTCCCGCAGGCCCCACAGCCGTTTCTGAGGTGTCCTCGCAAGCCGCCGTTGAGTGGATCCCCGTAGAACCAACGATCATCTCCCCCTACTCGACCGACGCGGTGGTCGTTGAGTGGGAGCCGGTTGCCCCAACCCTTGTCTCCGTGGTCAAGCCCGGCGGGGCCATAATCGAGTGGCTCCCTGACACCCCGGAATTCAGACAACCGGCCACCGTTTCGGAGGTTGTCGTTGAGTGGATTCCCGTGGCCCCAACGGTCGTCTCCACCTACTCGACAGAAGCGGTGGTGGTTGAGTGGGTTGTGCCCTCGGCTTCGCCAGACACTAGGATGTCGCCTTCCAGTGTTGAGGTGGAGTGGGTACCGGCCACGCCGGTAACAGTTGTCTCCAAGCCGACTGTTACCGTTCCAGTCGTGGAGTGGACCCCCGTCGAGCCGGGTCTTGTTTCAACGGTTTCCACGACTGAAGTTGAAGTCGAGTGGATCATACCGGGCGTGCTGGCGGGCGGTACTGGCAGCCTGCCAGACCCGGCGGTGGTTGAGTGGATTCCCTCTGCTCCCACCCTTGAAAGCACATACCACGTCGATCCTGTCACGGTTGAGTGGATTGTCGGGTCTCCCGAAGAGTCTTCGGACCTTGAGCCGGGGGCTGCCGAAGTAGAGTGGTCTACCGGCGATCCAGTGGCCGAGAAGGTCGTCTCTGCGGACCCGCCAACCGTCGAGTGGCTCCCAGAAGAACCGGAGACATCGCGGGCTGCCGAAGCCGGGGTTCCGGTAATAGAGTGGATTCCGGCGTCCCCGACAGTCGTTTCCTCGGTCAGTCCGTCTTCAGTCACGGTTGAGTGGGGGCCGTCCTTCGTCTACTCGGGCAAAACCCCGATGCCGACCCCGGCAGTCGCGGAGTGGGTTCCTGTCGAGCCGGAGGTGATTTCAGAGCTGGGGCCGGGTGTTGCTACTGTAGAATGGACACCAATATCGGCTACACTAGAGTCCTCGGTCTCCACGGTTGCGTTGGTAGTTGAATGGCTTCCGGGGGCGGCTACTACCGAGCAAGTCGAAGACGAAGAAGACGGTTCCGCATTCCTCTTGTTTGTAGGGTGGTAAAATGCCACAGAACAGCTACGCAAATATGGGCTTGCAGCAAGATGCCCAAGGCCAGTTCTCGCCAATCGCGGGATTTGGGGTCGGTGCCCTGCCCAGTGCCGAAGAGATTTCCGGCATGGGGTGGAACGACCGGATGGGGATGATGATGTCCCAGATGGGGCAGGCCCAGCAGCAAGCCCAGCAAGCTAATCTCGGCCTTTTCTCCTCGCAGCTAAACGAGGTTGGGAACCTAGGAACGGCTGGTCGTCAGCAGATTTCCGATGTTTACTCCCAAGAGCGGGGGAGAATGGGGCAGAATCTCGCATCCAGAGGTCTGGGAAGCACGACAGTTGGGTCGGCAATGTCGGCGGGGATTGCCGGGAGAGAGTCTCGGGACCGGACTAGGCTCGAAGAAGGACTAACGCAGCAAAGATTGAATGTGCTGAACGCGGCCTCGTTCCAGCAGCCGGACATGGGCGGCTTCTACAACCAGATGATGCAAGCCGGTTCTGCCGGTCTAGGCTCAGCCAAGGCCAAGCAGCCGCCTTGGTGGGCCAGTCAAGTGCTTGGCTCCGGTCTGGACATGCTTGGCGGTGGCGGCGGTGGCGGTGGCGGCGGGATGATGGGCGGTCTGGGTAAGCTGCTCGGTTTCGGGGGTGGTGGCGGTGGTGGCGGGACGGCTGGCGTTGCTCACCTCACCGATATGGGCGGCACCGCCGGAGGTGGCGGTGGAATGGGGATGATGGGCGGTCTGGGCAAGATCCTCGGAGGTGTCGGGAATTTCGGGATGGGGGCAGGGAAGGGTATTGCCGGGATGTTTGGGTTCGGAAGTGGCACCGCCGGTGCCGGTCTGGGGTCAATGGGCGCGATGGGTGCAGCACTCGGCCCAATCGCCGCAATAGCCGGTCTCGGCTACCTCGCCTACAAGAACAGAAAAGACATCAAGCGAGAGACCAAGAGGATCGGCAGGCAGATCGGCAAGGCCGGTAAGAAGGTCAAGAAGTGGTTCAAGAAGATTTTCTAGGGGTTATCCATGCCGGTCAATGTAGCATTCGGTCCTTCCGCTGGTGTCATCGGTCAGATGGGGTTCGGGGCTGGTAAACGCCAGTACACCGACAGGCGAGATCAGGTCGAGCGAGAGTCAAAGCGTCAGATGCTCTCTGATGCTATGAACTTCACGAGGTTCCTGCGTGAAGGCAGGAAGCCTGAAGAAGACCACCAACGCGCTATGGCGCGGATGGACAAGCAGCAGCGGCTCCAAGTGAAGACGATGGATCATCAGGCTGCGATCCAGAAGACCACAGAGACATGGAGGCAGGATGTCGCTGACGACCGGCGGGCGGCGCAGGCCAAGCAGCTTGACCAGCTCGAATACGATCTAGACCAAGAGATGCTCGGCCTCCCCCCGGACATGAGCGAAATGGAAAAACAGACTTGGAGGACGCGGGCATACCAAAAGGGTGCCCACAAAATCGGGACCATGCAGGCAGCGGGGCCGGACATCCAGCCATTCAAGCACTTCGACCACGACGGCACCATGTACCGACAGAACATGGACGGGAGCGTCACGAATGTCTCGGCAGAGCAGGCTGAGACAAAAGCAAAAAGACAAGCTGCCGCGACCAAGTCTGCGGTTGAGACCAACAAGGTGGTCCTTGACGCGCAGAAGCAGGCGGCTGAACCCTACAACCTCGACATTCAGGCGGATCGGGAGGAGCTGAAAGAGGTTACTTCAGGATACACCGGGAATAAGACTGAGACGCCAACACCGCCGCGACCCAAAGACCCAGCAGCAGTCGAGGCGTATGAGAAAAAGGTTGCCCAAATAAATCTGGACAACCAAGAACTCAAAGAGTGGAAAGCTGAGAAGAAGGCGTTGAGGGATGGCATCAGGCTCAAAATCCAACAAAGGGACGAGGCCGTGGGAGATGCCGCCATAGCCATGTACCAGTCTTTAGGCGGAGTGGAGGGGGTTGGCGGCTCCATGACAAGCAGCCTCTACAAAGAGGCACTGAAGAAGAAGGCGGCAAGGGTGGAAGCGGCTGCCGAGGAAAACCAACGCGCGAGGGTCAGGGAAGACCTCAAGGCCGCCACGCAAGGAGATCTTGCAGCCGCCCAAAGAATCACTCAATCCACAACATCGGACCCCGGCTTGGTCCCGCCACGATCCTCCGAGGCCGCTGCACTCGCGGACCTCACCGCCCCCGGCGCACAAGGCCCGGATTTCACGACAGTCGCGGGAGACAAAATCTCCGCCCCGCAAGCTGCTGCACTTTTCAGTGGAGAGGCAGGGATAAATCCTGAAGCACAGAAGGCATTGCAAATCGCCTTCGGTGTCGGCCAAAAGGACGTGCAGAAATGGAACGCAGAAAACAAAGAGAAAAACCCGACCGTGAAAACTTCTGTCGTGTCGGTAGATGGAACCATGAAGACGGTTCAGATAAAGCAGCGGGACGCCGACCTCATCAACAACGAGGTGTTTCCGATGCGGGACCAGTTGGAGAGGCGTCGCACGGAAGCCCAGAAGGCCATCGACAGGATCGACTCCGGTGAAGATACTGTCAAAAACCAGAACGTCATAGCAGACCTGAAGGAACAAAAGGATGTTATGGACAAGATGCTGGCGATTCTCGAAACCCGGCACACGCTCCTTGAGTCTGGCGGCGGCGACACGTTCGGGTACGGGACAGCCATGTCCAAGAAGACGCCAGTCCTCATCGAGTTTGAGGAACTCAAAGCCCGCCGGAAGAAACTGGTCGAGGACATAGCAGCGGGCGGAAAAACCGTCACGGATATGCAGCTCCGGGGGGTCAGAAAGCTGGCGGGCGAGAACCCCCTCGGCAAAAATGCAGCCCGCTTCTTGAGAGGGACAGGGGTTCCGTCTATTGCGGAACATTTGTCAAAGAGCGAAGCGGAACTTGCTGACCCCGAGAAGACCCCGTGGTACTTGCAAAGTGCCGGTGCCCTTTGGAAGAACTACCTAGAGCCTGAAGAAAAAACGCCTGAAGAAGAGCGGGAGTCTTACAGAGAAACGCTCGACACCCTCGGCCAGATGGGTACATAGGAACCACGCAAATGGCAGAACTGAACTTCGACAATTACGCAGAAGAAGAGTCCGGGGTAACGGACGCTCTGGCGGCAGGTCAGGGCACTTCAGACGCCTACCTCAACCGAATCGTCCAGCAGGACGCCAAGCTCAAGGCGTTTGAGGCCGCAGAAGACGCTAGGGATATAGACAAAAAGGCAAAGCACTACGAGGGGAAAAGCACCCCCTTCATGGTGCAAGCTGTTGGCCGTGGTGTCGAGCAATGGGGCAGGTCGTACTCGTGGCTCGCCAAGCCGTTCCTCAACGAAGAGGAGATGATTGAGTTCCACAAAGAAGATGAGCGAATTGCCGCCGGGTTCAATCAGGCTATGGACATGGGTGGCCTCGGTGCGACCCACAAGTTCCTTGCCAACGGACTCAAAGATTCCACGGATATGGCGGGGAAGATGGTTGTCTCCGCATACACAGGTGGGATGCCCTCCCTTTATGTCCAGTACGGTGCGCAGGGCCTCAACCAGACATACCACCAAGCAAGGGTGGCCGGTCTCAGCAAGGAGGACTCGCTCAACCACGCCAGCCTGATGACCGCGATTGAGATTGGGACAATGGCCCTGTTCCATGCTGGCAGCAAGTTCTTCCCAAAGATCATGCCGGATATTGAATCTAGGATTGTTGCCGAACTTGGCGGCAGCTTGGGGGCTTCGAGCGGCAGGAGAATGGCGTCGAGAGCTACATCAAAAGTCGTCAACGACTCCCTTATGAAGAGCTTTGGGCGAGGGGCTGGCAAGATGCTCTGGGAAGGCGGCGTTGAAACGGCAGAGGAGGTCGGCACCGCCGTCGGTCAAGCTATGGCTCGCGCAGCCCAGATCCCCGGAGCAGAAGACGAGGCCAACTGGACGGACAAAAACGGCAGCGTGCTGAACTCCCCGATGATGCTGACCGCCCTCCACACGGCGAGGGACACCGCCGGTGCGATGGTCTTTATCAACGGTGCCCCCAAGATCAAGAATGGTATCCGTCGGTTCTTGAACGCCCCCTCCAGAGGCAACGCCCTCGCCGCCGCCAAATGGCTCGTAGCCATCGGTGCAGCAGATAGCGTCGAATCCCTCAAGAGCAGGGATGTTCGGGAGTCGGCCCAAAAAATAGCCCTGAACAAGCTGAGAGACCCGAACTCCGACATAGACGTTTTGGCGATTGCCGAAGAATACGGAGTCAATATCGGGAGCCAGTGGGACGCTGCGGAAGGCGAGTTGCCGGAGGTGTGGCGGGATCGTGGAGCTTACGAGGTGATTCCCGGTGTGGTTCTTGGAGGGCGTTACGGGGCGGAAACTGAGCAGGCTGAGCGGGCAATCGTTGACCTCCACAACGAACTCGGGAGCAAGTTTGGCTACAAGCTCAGGATCGTAGATTCGGAAGGCGGAAGAGAATCGCTTCAGGGCGTTGAGGGCGCGCACGTCTCTAGCGACAAGACCGTCTGGGTCACGCGGCAGCACCTTGAAACCCTCCTCCGCAGAGACAAGAGCCTGAAGAGCGTGGCCGCCGGTCTTTATGCCCACGAACTCACCCACGTTCTCGAAGAGGAGGACGGATATCAGGAACTCGAAGAGTTCGTATTGATGAACTTCAAGGAGGATTACCTCAAGGCTCGGGAAGGGTACAAGGGCGACTATGAAGCAGCGCGGAAAAAGCCCGGTAATGAAAGCTGGGGCGATCTGGACGAGCAGAGGCTCAACCGCGAGGCACTTGCTAGGTGGATGGAGGACGGATTCCTGAAGAGCGGCGCGCTCTCCAAGATCGCCAAGAGCAACATGACCCTCTTCGAGCGCATCCGCGACTGGTGGTACCGCCGGATGAACAAGTGGAAAGACAGCCGGAAGTACGGCGAAGTCTTCAAGATGATCCAGAAGATCGCCCGGAAAGAGGGACTGGACGACAAGCCGTTCCCGACCGGACTGATGAACGTGGAAGGTGCCATCGGGGTTCCTGCTGAAGAGCTTGCTGGGACTAGGACCGATATAGGGTGGACAGAAAGCTATCAGGCTCCTCCCGATAAAAGATCAGGGAAAACAGGCAAGACAGAAACCGAGGCTGACAGAGACCCCGAGGCGGAAGAGCTTGCCGAGGCCAAGTCTCTGTGGGAAAGGAGCGAGTTCGACCACCTGTACGACCCGGACGAAGAGGGGAACCGAAGGCTCCAGATAGAGGCAGAGCTTGAGAACGTAACCCTCGAACAAGACCTCGGGGACGCTGTGGCGAGTCCGGCGGTGAACCGCACCCCGCTCCAAGACGGCCCTCCGAGCGGAACCGAGCCAGCCATCCAGAGGGATATCGGGGGACGAATTGAGAACTCAGACGTTGTAAGGCTCCGGCGGATTGCTGAGCTGAATGAGGACTTGGAGAACGCCACGCCCAGCGAGAGAGAGGCTCTCTTGAGGGCGTTCGACGAAGAGACGGACCAGCTCGCCATCTCAGAAAACAGGGATGCGGAAGAGCAGCAGGATAGACAGGAGCATCGAGAGGCTTGGAACGCGGCGAAGGACCAGACGCAGATCGTCCAAGAGAGCCAAGCGGATCGCCTGCGGAGGTGGAAGCAGGAGCAGACAGAGCGACTAGGGGGCTTCGCTCCCGAGCCTTCCCTTGAACTGGGACTCACGCAACAACTGGATGATGCGCTGAAACATATTGATCCCGAGGACAACACGCAGGCACCCCAAGCACTCCCAGACCCCTCCTCCCTCAAGACTGCCCGCGAAGCCTCGGCAGCGAGAGACGACGCTTGGACAAGGAAGCAGGACGCAGAATTTCTAGGGATGGACAGTTCTGTGGAGACCGAGGAGTGGAAGGCACTCAGGGACCGCGCCGAATCCCTCAGTCGGCAGGAGAAGTTCAACACCTTCACCGACACGGCGCAGGTGCTGGGCCTGCGGTTGCAGTCCGAGCAGGTCGAAGAGGGGGTCGAGGTGGCTGGGGATCGCCGCGAGGTGTTCTTCGACCTCCCCACTATTGAAGACATCTTCTTCGGAAACGTCAGCGAGGATCAGGAGGTTCGACTGCGAGACTTCCTTGCAGCCGTGGAGGAGGCTAACCCCGGCGACTACACGATTACAGCCAACACGAGACTGATTGAGAGCAAGCTGGACTCTCTGGGACGCCCGGAGCCGACGACAGGCACACCGCTCCAAGCCGAGCAGATGGGCGAGCTGGGCGTAAACGTCCCGGTTGCGACCCAACCGTCAGTGTCTAACGTCGCGGAAGTTGCCAGAGACCTAGAGGAGTGGGAAAAACAAAAAATTGATGCCACTATGTACTGGGAGTACCGCGATTGGCAGGAGGAAGAGCAGGACCGGCTGGCTGCCGTGGGGGCCGAGTCCATAAGCCAAGTCGAAGGGTCCGACTACGACTTCAGCCAGATGACTCAGGAAGAGCTGGCGGACGTGGGCCGCTCAGTTGAGAGGGCCGAAGAGCAAGCGAGGGCCGTCGAGCCCGCCGTCGAGCCAGCCGCTGAGCCTGTTGCCGAGCCTGTTGCCGAGCCTGTTGCCACCGGAACGACCAGAAACATCAGCATCCGATACGAAACCCCTCGGCAGATTGGCGACTATATACTCGCGCCATTCATCGAGTCGCTCCGGGGCCTCAAGGCAGGCGAGCGGGCCGACGTTCTCCCTGATGGGTGGACACTCTCCGAGGGGGCCTTCGCAGGGGGAAAGAACAAGTTTCATCCGTCCGAAGAGGTTATGGAGCAGCTCAAGGCTGCGTTTCCTAACGCGGTCTTTGCCGACGACTTCGTCATCAGGTACGGCTCCAACAGTCAGGCAGCCCGGCACCCTGTTGGCCACCCGGAAGCAGGGGCCGTAATGGAACTCCAGATCAGCAAGCACCACAAAGGCATCAAGCTCCGGGCCAGCATCGCCCACGAGATGCACCACATGGCAGGCAATTGGGGGTTGGACCTCAAAAATCCGAAAGACCCGGTGGAGGCTGTCGGATACCTCACCAACGAGGGAGAAATAGCAGCCCACGCCGTCGAGGCTGCCATGTTGTTCGAGGACGCACACCCCGGAGAGGACTTTGACGCGGCTAAGCTGGCGGAAGCATTCCCTGAAAAAGAGTCATTCAAAAACTACGCGAATTTTGCGGACCAGACCGCAGCTGAACGTATCGCAGGCAAAACCGAAGGCAACTTTAGTGCTGAGCATATCCGGGCTGCCGGAGAGTCTTTCGCAGCTCAGGCACAGGCAGCCTTGGGTCGCACAGCCACTCCAGCAATCCCGTCCGTTAAGAGCGAGAAAAGGCCAAAGAAGAAAAAGAAGACCGTAGTCGAAGAGGCGCAGGAAGAATCGAAGGTAACGGCTGACGCAGCTATCGTCGCTCAAACCGACGTTGGAAAAGAGGCGGCGGACGAGCTTCTCGCGGAAGACTCGGCGACCCTGCAAGCGACTGTCCCAGAAGACAGCACCACCGTTCTTGAGGTCACGGCAGAGCCGGAAGACATCGGCTTGGACCCAGAGTTTCTCAAGAAGGTCATCGAAAAGAGCGCACCCACGGAGTTCTTGGACGAAGCGGAATCTGAAATCGCAGGTCTGGCGGATCAGGCCGAGAGCGAACTCGACCCGAAGCTGAAGGCTGGCCTTGAAGCAGAGGGCAAGGCTCTGTCCAAGCTCGCTGACGAATTCAACACCATCTCCCAGATTGAAGACCCTCAAGAGAGGCGGGAGAAGATCAAGTCGGCCAAGAAGAAGATCGTCAAGAAAATCGAAGAGAGTAGAAAAGCGTTCAAGGAAGCGAACCCCGGCGGAGGGGGAAGGAACGTGTCTGCGGAAAGACTTCAGGCGTTTGTTTCTGCATACGCGGAGATTGAGCTTTCCGACACGGTAGCCAGCCGCCGGACAATGGAAGCCGGAACTCTCAGGGGCGGGTCGAGGTCGAGGGAAGAGTTCGCCGAGGGCGAAAGCCAATACACCATGAGCGTTGACGAGTGGGAGCAGCGTCGGAATCAGGACAGGCAGCTCGCCTTGCAGCTTGATGAGGCTGACCAGCTCTACGCATCTCAGCCCGACAAGATAAAGGAGGCAACAGAGCGAGCCGCGAGCCACTTTGCAAGGCTCAGCCCGCAGCTTTTAGAAGCTCAGGCCATAAAGCTGGGCGACTTTCTCGGCCTCCCCGTGGGTACCGACCCGCAATCCGTGGCCGAGGCCACGACGAGAGCCTTGATGCTCCCCACGTTCCAGCGTGACCCGGACGGAAACGTCATGTATGGAGAAGACGGGAAGCCTCTCGTGAAGGTTCCAGACGACGTGATGGACCTGCTCAGGTATGTGAACTACGAGCGAGACGTTACCAAAAAGACTTTCAAAGTCCTGACGATTGCATACGAGGCGGTTGCCGAAACGCCGAAACGCACAACTGACGCCCGAAAGATCACTCAGGTTCCCGGCAGCAGGCTCAGGCCATCAGCCAGATTTCAGGGCGAGATGGGCAATAAGGGAATCCTCGACATAGCCCTGCCCACAAAAGAAGACGGGTCGGTGGACGACAGCGAAATAAAGAAGCTGGCAAAGGAACGAGGAGTCCTGTACCAAGCCCCGCCATCGAAGCCACCGACAAAGAAGTCGGTCAAGACTCAGGCAGCAACAAACAACAGGGTTATAGAGGAGAGAGTCCTGAAGTCGGATGCTTGGTCTCCTGACCTGAGCGACATGGAGCTTGATGCACTGATTGCTGCGGAGCCGGACTTCATCGACATCAGCGACGATGCTTCCATCGAGTCGGCACGGAAGCAGATCCACAAGACGAACGTAGAAACAACAAGAAACGGCAACTGGAACAGGATCAGGCTTCACGACGAGCAGGAGGGCAAGCTGCCCCAGTTGGATCGCCCCTTGGAAGTTGGGGAGAGCGTCACCTTTTCTGGGAAGGCCGCAAAGACCGTCCGAGCTGAGGAAGAGGGCAAGGGAGTTCTGATCATAAACAGGGTCATCAAAGGGGAAGCCGAGTCGTTCGATGACTGGAAATACGACATCGAGTGGACCGAGATAGACGGGCAGAAGGTCGAGCCGAGGAAGGCACACATAAGAACCGTTGTAGCTTACGCTGACAGGACACGGAAGCCTGTAAAGGCCGCCTCGGACAAAGAGCTTCAGAACATATTCAAGGATGTACTTAGAAGCTGGCAGGCGGGCAGCGAGAAGTTCCGCCCGGTTGTTCCAGAGAGCATGACGGACGAAGCGTTCAACCGCGTTGAGGCCGCTGGCCTGACGAAGCAAGAGCAGATTATCAACACGGTTGTAAACCCGGAGTTCAGGGAGCTTGGCTGGATTGGAGCAGGGCGGAGCAAGCTCACCCGGATGAAGGGTGAAGCGAGGAAGGACGGCCTGAGCGACAAGGAAATCGAGGTATTCCTCGGAAGGATTCTCAAGCACGAGATCGAATACAAGGCGGGCAGAGGGTACGGGACGGTAAAAAAGATCATCGGCAACCTTGAAGGGCTCGGCACGAAGGCTGTCGTTGAAAAGGCCGTCGAAGCACCTCTGGCGAGGTTCATGTCGAAGGTTGAGCCGTCCCAGCCGGGCGAGAGAGACCTCTCCCGTGCAGAGAGAATCAGTCAGACAGTCGAGGCGGACAGGGACATTGACCCGATCACTGGAATTCTTGAGGAGGAGCTGGCCGCCCTCCAAGCCGCGCTTCAAGAGGCAGAACAGGGGACACTCCCTGAGCTGGACATCTTGGCAGAGATCAAAGACAAGGAGGCTGAGATCGACCAAGCCAAGGAAGATGAGAAGACCGGGGGGTCTGAGTCTCACGTCCAGTTCGCACTCCGGGGAACCGGGAACGAACAGACGGACCTTCTCATTGAGATCGCAAGGTTTGCACGGTCGGTTAATGAGCAGTTCGGTTTTCCAAAGATGGATATGCCGTGGTTGACCAGCCCTGCAAGATTACTAGAAGAAAAAGAAGGAATGGTGGGGGACATCTCGACTGTCCTGAAAGACCTCTCAAGAGTCTACGGCGACGAAGCGGGAGGAAATTGGGACAACGAAGCTCTGGAGCTTTGGGAACGGATTGAAGCCGGAGACGAGAGCGCGTTCAACGAGCTTGACGGGATTCTTGAGATTATCCTTGGGTCTGAAGGCGCAGCGACGGTAGAGGCGCGAATGAGGGCGGAGGAACTCAGGGACGCGATGTTCACGGACATAACCAAGAAGACCCCCCAAGAGGTTATGGAAGAGCAAGAGGCCGCTGCCGCCGAGGCTGCTGACGAGGCTGCTGCCAGTGAAGAGGAGTTCTACGATCCCGAAGAAGACGAGGGGAAAATCTCCCTCGACGACATCGCCGGACAGTGGCTCGGGGAACAGCTTGTCCTCCAGACGGACGACCTCAACGCACAGCTCCAGAGGCTCGAACGGAACGTCGCTTCCCTCAGCCAGCAAATTGAACACGCTGACGAGGCGGGGTTTGAGTCGAGCAAGCCGGGCATTATCGAGAAGCTCAAGCAGACCATAACCTACCGCAACGCGGTCTCTCGGCAGCTTGCGCTGAAGCTCAACGACCTCTACAAGCTGCGGCGGGAAGTCTCGAACCGGGTCCAGTTTGCCGTCGAGAGGAGACGCCCGGATTCCCCGGATACTCTCGTGGACAAGGCCATCCAGTTCGACGTGGAAAGAAGAAAAGAGACGGGCCACTGGGAAGGCATGACCCCAGAAATGCAGGAGCTTTTCGACGGAATTGTCGAGAAGCACTACGACCTGAAGCACCCGAGCAACTGGGTGCAGGTCGAAGGGGATGCCGAGGCACACTGGGCCAGCCTCAAGGCCAAGCACGGCGAAGAAGGTGCCCGTGAAATCATCCTTGAGGAGCTGAAGGCCAACGCAAAAGAGGGCGTCCCCGCGTCGGAAAGAAACTCGGTGCTTGGGAACCGCCTCGTTCAGGAACTCTACAGCGAAGCCTTTGCAAACCCAGACAGCAAGGGCCTGATTGATCTGGCCTCGCGCGCAACAGAGGCACTCCTCTCCTACGGTACGGAGTTGGGGCGGTCCTTCTACTTCCTGAGAAGGATGAACCCTCTCGAAAAGGCGAAGAAGGCTCTTGGCGAGGCGTTCTTTACGCCCCCCGAGAGGATTATGCAGAAGGTCCGAAAGCTCAAGAAGCAGAACAACAACGCAGGCGCGCAAAAGATCCTCGACGAATGGACCGACACCGGCCTCCCGAAGCTGCGAAAGCAGCTCACCGACCTCGGCTGGGACTTGAGTGATCTCAACGCGATTGCCTCCGACCCCATCCTGTCGTCGCAGCTCCTCGACGTTATCAGCCAGCACACGGCTCACTGGACAGACAAGCTGTTCGAGTATTGGAGAAACTCGATCCTCAGTGCCCCGACTACGCAGATGGCGAACATAACGGGGACAGCCTTCTTCGCGCTCTACGAGCTTGGCATCAAGAGGAACATGCAGGCTGCCGGGAACCTCTTTATAAACAGCCCGCACCTACCCACCTTCGAGGAGAATTTTGTCGTATTCAAGCAGATGATGAAGTCGATGCGGACTACCGCTTGGGCGAACTTGCAGCAGTCTTGGAAGACAGAGCAGATGGTCCTTGAGACCCAGTTGAACGCGGCTGGGCTTGGCGTCAGCACGGAGATCGAGGGTCGGTTTGGCTCAGCAGGCAAGCAGTTCATCAAGGGCAAGACCGGCGGGTTCATCCGCGTTCCGCAGCGAGGACTCCTTGCGGCGGACGAGTACATGAAGACCACACTCACCGAAATGTACGCAGCGGGGTATGCGTTCCGTGCCGCCCGCCAGCAAGAGGCGGAAGGCAATATGACGAGGGAAGAGTCGGCTAAGTTCATCGACTACTTGATGAACTCAGATAAAAAGGCCGAGAGAATCTGGATGCCAGCCTACCAGCAGGCACTCCGTCAGGCTTGGCAGACAGATTTGCCCAAGGTCGGCCAGTGGGCGGTGCAGTTCAGGAACGCATACCCAGCCACCAGATTTGTCATCCCGTTTATTGTGACTCCCATAAACATCCTGACAACCGGCGTGGGGATGAGTCCCTTCTCGGCAATATCATCCCTGTATCGCTGGTCCCAGCTCAGGGACGAGGGGATTGACCCCCAGCAGAGGATCGAGTCTGTCGAAAAAATCTACGACGGGTTCACCAACACGCTCCTCTCGGGCATGTGGGCGATGGTGCTGATGGCTATGACCGACGACGACGAGCCCATGATTACCGGGACAGAGATCGACGTTATGCGGGGCAGGCAGCGGTACCCGTCAGGAAGGCCGGGAGAGCTGCCGACCATGTCTGTCCGCCTCCCGTTCTCGGACAAGTGGTTCAGCTACGCCCGCATCGAGCCGTTCGCCACGGCAACAGCACTCACTATCGACCTGATCAAAACAGCCCGGCACGGCAAGGCGGGGCACGGCGAGAAGGTCGCACAAGATATCGGCAGAGGTATCTACGGACAAATTCAAGAGAAGACATTTATGCGTGGCATCGCGGAGATTCTGGAAGCCAGCAAAGAGACCTTTGCGGGCAGGCCTGTGCAGGGGTTGGGGGAATACTTTTCAAATACCGCCGTGTCTTTTGTTCCCAACGTGATCCGGTCAACGGCACGCGCAACCCAAGTGTCCGCGCCGGAACGAAAAGTTTCAAGAGAACCGGGCAAGCAGATGATGAGCCTTCTCGATGTCACCCTGAAGAAGACTGAGATTCTGCCAGCCTTGGGTCTCGTCAAGGACTTCCCGAAGGTGGACTTCTACGGCAGGGAAATGCCAAGGCACAAGAGCTTTGGTGTAGGTGGGCAGGCCGGGGACTTCTTGTACCGTCTGGTGGTCCCGGCCACCGTGAAGTCTACACACAAGTTTGTCGGCGATGAGGTTATGCAGCGGTACAACAACCGCATCGACAACATGGAGGACGCCTACATCGGACCCGAGCAGCCTGACCGATACTTCAAAATAGGCGGAAAGAAGAAGTGGATGAGCAACGAGCAGTACAACGAATACTGCCTGATGTCCGGTAATCTCTCCAGAGAATTCACGCGAACCCTCAATCTTGATGTAGACAACCCCACTGGCTTGGACATCAAGAAGCTGAAAGAGGCACACAGCAGGGCTCGCGGTGCTGCCAGAGAATACTGCATCGAAAAGTTCTGGGGTGACGGGGAAAGGCTGGCGTTCATGGAGGAGGCTACAGCCGATGGACTCAAGGAGGCCTCCATCAAGGCAAAGGCAAAGATTTTGACCCGAAGAAAACCCACCATGAAATCTCTCAGCGAGGAAGAAAAGAGGCTTCCCTACCGGATGCGCCGTGCTATCCTTGAAAATAGAATAAGTGAGCTAGAAGAGGAGCAGAGAGCCGCCGCGCAGGAGCTTGCCTCCGAGGATGTTGGAGGACGAGAGGCGGCAGCCGCATTCGGTGGCGGCGTCGGGGCACGCAAGAGAATTCGTCAGGCAATAAGAACATACGGGGGTTGAGATGAAACGTGGCAGCGAAGATTTCCACAAGGAACTCAAAGAGCTTGGGTTGCTGCACGACAAGAAGCAGAGGGACTACGGCACTTCAAGCGACCCGTTCGCTAACGTGCGGGCCGCAGAAGACTTTGGCGTCCCCGCTTGGCAGGGGTGCCTGATCCGTATGAACGACAAGATGACCCGCCTCAAGAACTTCTCCACCAAGGGGGAGCTTGCAAACGAGGGGGTTGAAGATTCCCTGCGAGACCTCGCGGTCTACTCACTCATCGCTCTCTGCCTGTTCAAGGAGCGGGACGACGAAGGCGGAGTCGGTGCTGAGGGAGGGATCGTCAAGGGTTTTACTAGGGAGACAAATGATGGCAGAGCAAGCGATAAACAATCTCGTAGTCGTATCTGACACCCACTGTGGCTGTCGTCTCGGCCTGTGCCCTCCCGGTGGAGTGTTCATGGACGAGGGCGGTATGTACAAGCCGAGCAAGCTCCAGAAAAAAGTCTGGAAGATGTGGAGGGAGTTCTGGGATGAGTTTGTTCCCCTCGCGACCCGTGGAGAACCCTACGCTGTCGTCTTCAACGGAGACATCGTCGATGGAGTCCACCACGGAAGCACCACACAGATCAGCCACAACCTCGAAGATCAGGCATCTATTGCTTACGAGTGCATGGCACCAGTTGTGGAGGCTTGTGAAGGACGTTACTACCACATACGCGGGACAGAGGCCCACGTCGGGCAGTCAGCCAGAGACGAAGAGAGTCTCGCCAAGCGTCTCGGTGCCATTCCCAACGAAGAAGGTCAGCACGCACGATGGGACTTGTGGAAAATGTGCGGACCAAAGCTCGTGCATTTCTTACACCACGTCGGCACCACATCTTCGGCTGCTTACGAAGCGACGGCGGTCTTCAAGGAACTGATCGAGGAGTACGTCGAGTCGGCCAAGTGGGGACGCCGCCCGCCCGACGCCATCATCAGGTCGCACCGACACCGATACATCATGTGTGAAATTCCTACCGGCAGCGACGCCGCCACAGGGAAGGGGCGAACATCCACAGGCCACGCAATTGCAGCGGTAACTGGCTGCTGGCAAGGCAAGACGCCGTTTGTGTGGAAGATCGCTGGAGCAAGGCTCACAACGCCGCAGTTTGGCGGTCTGGTTGTGAGGTTCAAGGAAGATGAACTCTTCATAAGGAAAAGGATATGGACGGTGGAGCGTTCGAGGGTGGAATGAGCTTCAAGAAAATGTTAGGTCCGGGCGATTCTGTGTGGGATGAGATCGGCAAGTTCAAGCTGAAGAAGTGCCCATTCTGCGGGGAGTACCCGGACTGGACATTTACTGACGGTGACGAGGATGGTCTGCAATGGATGATCCATTGCCAAGAGAGGACTTGTCACGTCAAGCCTTGGACATCTTGGTCAGACCAGCCGGAATTTGCTTCTCTGAAGTGGAACAGGAGGTTTGCAGGAGGGAAGCCAAGCGGCGGAAAGTGGATGAAATGAGTGACACGCTTGTTGTACTTCTGGCTGCCGAAGCGTTGATCTGGGTCATCCTCCTGATGGTGGTGGCAGAAAAAAACCGGAAAAATCATTGACATCGGGTTAGCCACCCCTAAGATGTGACTGCCAACTAGAGGAAAGAAATCGGCTGAGGGGGAGACAAATTGGGGGCAACAAAACACACTTGGGCGGGTTTGCTCCATCGCCTTGAGACACCGGAAGCGGGTGTCTCTGGTCTCCTCGATTGTTACCCGGCGGACCTCGCAAGTCCGATGCTGGGGGCGAGTGTAACCAAACCAATTCCGGGCAATGCTGACCCTTGCATCCCGGTGGGGGCAAACATGAGACTCGTAGCCAGCAGGCAATCACCAGCTTGATAACGAAGGGGGTTTGCCCCCGGATAGGGAGCGGTGCGCGCCGATGGCAAAGAAAAAGATACACGTCAACCAGCATGTTATTCGTCGCAACGCCAAACATGGCACCGAAGATCCTCCAATTACGGTAAAACACCGAAGAAACAACCATTATGGAACGCGCGTCGAGGTGCTTGGACCCTCGGTTCTGGTCTATAGCGCACACAAGCCCTTGCTGTCCTGCGGTGCCCGGCTGATACTAGAGTGTAGTTGCCCGGTTCTTGTTGACGGCAAGGAGATCGAGTGATGGACGAACTTGAAAATGAATTCGACGATGAGTTCAAAACAATACTGAGCGATTGCCCTGACTGCGGTGATATCCCAGACATCAAGGAATACTACCGCGAAATAGAAGGGGTGATGTTTAGTGGGGTTGTGTGTGAAAAATGCAACTTGGCAGCCTTGCATTTCAGCACGCAGTCCGGCATACATTTGTGGAACGAGATGGTTCAGGAGTGGAGCGGAAATGAGTAGTCTTGGGCGTTGGTGCCTGTCGTATTGCCTGTGTGTTGTTGTGTTATTTCACGCAGGGATAATTGCGTCAAACATCTTGGCCTTCTTCATACTCCCTTTCGCTGCCGACTGGTTCGTCGCCGTTCCATGTATGTCCGCGATATTGTTTCTCACGCTCGCTAGGGGCATCACCTGCCCCTTGACCGACCTTGAGAACAGTATGAGGCGAAGGGCAGGCCTCAAGCGGATTGGGGGCTTCGTAGGCTATTACTTCATCAAACCTTGGAGGCGATTGTGGGCAAGAAAGACATGGTAATTACGCTGGAAGAGCTTGAGGCGGCTCTTGGGAAAGAACACAGGGGACACTCAGCTCCGCCGGAGGGGTGGAAGACCGCGAAGGAGTGGGCTTCGGAATGGGACGTTAGCCTCCGCACGGCGCAGACTCGCATTGCGGATGCGACTGAGGTCAACATGGTCGAGATGCGGAAGTTCCGCCGCAAGAGCATCGACGGCGGTACCCACTACTCGGCCCACTACCGATTCAATCTGGATCGGGGTCGGGTATCTCGGGGATCAGACCCCGCTCCTTGAAGGCGTTGAGCAGGCCTTCGAGGTGGGTCATTTGCGTGGACATACTGATCCCGTCGATCAACGCAATCATGTTCGAGGGACCGAAATCCTCGAATTCCTGCGTCCATCGGTAGAGAACATCGACGAGTTCTCGGTCGATTTTCTCGATGTTTTCCCAGTTCGGCTCACAGATAACGATGTATCTGTGTCCATTTATCTGTAATTCCGCCCTCGGAATGTCCATTTTTTCCTTGCCTTCCTCTAAGGGGGTGCTAGAATCCCTGTGAGTTCAGTTCTTTGACAACTGGAAGGGAGGCGAAATGATGAACCCACATGAGGTCATCAGAAGGCATTGCTGCTCTGACAAGTTCATGGGAGCAATGATGAACGGGATGCTGAGGGCGTATAATCTCATTTGGTGGGATCATACGAATGACCTCGAAGTCCTGTCAGTCGAGAAAACGTACTGGTGTCCATTGTACAATCTGGACACCAACAGGCGTAGCAGGAAGTTCGTTCTTTCTGGAAAGCTCGACAAGGTCGTCCGCGAGGGCGACAAGATCGTCCTTTACGATCACAAGACGACATCGTCCAAGATCGGTTCCGACTCTGATTACTGGAGAGTTCTCCAGATCGAGGGTCAGCCAAAGCAGTACGAGATACTGCTGAGGGCTAACGGGATTGAGGTGGACAGAATCGTCTGGGACGTGGCTCGGAAGCCACAGATTAGGCCGAAGAGAATCGCACACGCTGCGAGAGCTTCGGTCTTGGAGAGGGGAAAATACTTCGAGATTGAAATGTCCGACGAGACGATTGAGGATCTCAGGACAATGCACTTGGAGGACGAGAACCCCGAGATGTTCGAGGCGAGGGTGTTCACGACGGTCCACAGAGACCCGACCGAATACTTCGCACGACGCTCGATTCCGAGCCTGAAGGACGACCTGTATACCCACAACCAGAATATGTGGGACTTGTCAGGCAACATAGCCACGGCGAGAAAAAGGCACGATGCTCACGGGCGTCACACCTACAACGCCGGGGCCTGTTTCCAGTACGGAACGGCTTGCTCTTACCTTGGTATCTGCGAGGGCAGCGACTCGCCCGAAAGTGGAAACTGGGCAAGGGGTGAAGTTCACCCCGAGCTGGACGTTGACGAGATCGACAGCGACAAGGAGGTACTTACCAACAGCAGACTGAAATGCTTCCAGACCTGCCAGCGGAAACATCATTTCCGTTACGAACTCGGTCTGGAAAAACACAGTGCTAAGGACAGTGACGCACTGTTTTTTGGAACCGTCTGGCATCACGTCATGGATGCGTACTGGGCGGAAGTTTCGGGATTCCAACTGGAAGGAGGCGACTCTAATGGGAACCGCAACGAAATGGCTTGAGGGCATCACAAGGAAAGCGTCAAAGCGACCTACCGCACTGGTCATCATGGGCCAGCCGGGGGTCGGCAAGACTACGCTGGGGGCTTGGGTTCCCGGCGGCTTGATGATGCCCTTCAAGCGGGAAAATTCCTACGACATCTTGAAGGCGTCGGGGTCTATTCCCAAAGACCTGCCGGTTTTACCGCCGGTAGAAACTTGGCAAGGGTTTTTGGAAGTGGTGGAAGAGTTGAAAACTCAGAAGCACGACCACAAGGCACTTGTCATCGACACCCTTAGCTGCCTCGAAACCCTGTGCCACGAATATGTGTGCAACAAGGAGTTCGGGGGGGACTGGGGTGAAAGGGGGTTCGCTAGCTACCAGCGTGGCTACGACATCTCCCTCTCCGAATGGAGAGAAATGCTGGACCGACTGGATGACTTGCGTGACGAGAAGGGGATGACGATTGTGTTCTTGGAACACGTCCAAATCCGCCCCTTCAAAGACCCCGAGGGGTCCGACTACGACCGTTACCAATCGGCCTGCCATCGCAAGACGTGGCAGTTCACGCACCAGTGGGCTGACGCCTGCCTGTACTACAAGTTTTACATTGAAGTTCAGGAAGACGGTGGCAGAATGAAGGCAAAGGGCGGGAAGACTCGGATACTTTGTACCGAGCCAGACCCCGCTTACGATGCCAAAAACCGCATGAATCTCCCTCGGGAGATTGAAGGCGGAGCTTCCGGTGAGGAAGCGTGGTCGAACTTGACTGAAGCAATACTCGAAGCGAGAGAGGAGTAAGTTCATGGCACATTATGTCAACGGGCAGATGTACCTGTGTCGTATTGAAGACCAGTATTTCAGCACGACGCCCAAGGGGACTGAGTTTTTTGGCTTGGTCATTCGTCCCATCGCAACAATCGAGGGGACGCAGAAGAACACGATTACCGGCGAGTTCACTCGTCGCGTGTCCCTCTGGCTCAACAGCGACAGCAACGTGGAGCGATCCACTGAGCGGCTCCAGTCCTTGTGTCCCGAATGGGATGGAAGCTGGTCGAGCCTTGATCCGAAGACCGAAGACGGAACCTCCCTGAAGGGCATCGAGGCTGAACTGCGTTGCACCCACTCTCAGAGTGGAGACAAGGTGTACGACAACTTCGATTTCCCTCGTACTATTGAGGCTGATTCTCACGTTTCAGACTCAGATGTTGCGAAGAAACTCGACCGTCTCTACGGGACTGTCAAGAAGAAGAAGAAGCCCAAGGCTGCGGCCAAGGCTGACGTTTCTACTGAAGAAGTCCCGTTCTAGAGAACAGTCACGGGGGGTTGCGGCTTAAGAACACCGCCGCCTTGGGTTAGCCGGGTTCGAGTCCCGGCCCGTGGCCTTCGGGCATGGATGCGTTTGGGGGAAAGGATTCCCCGCCCGAAGGGAATGGATTCCCACCTTACACGGTGCTTGCAGGATTGGTTGCGTCTCAAACTAGGCGAACCGACCGGGGCACCACCTTACTCCCCTTGTTTGGTAGCACCAAGGAGGGGGGAGGGGGAAGGATTCCCCGCCTGAACAGCCCGAAGCTGATGCACAGCCGAATCATGCCCGGCAGGGCCGCTGTACTAGGTTCCCTCTCTGGCTTAGGGCTGTTCTTTTTGGGCCTGATCTGGTGAATTCCTTGCGTACTTAGACACGCCTTGGGGCACCGGGTTCGATTCCCGGCAGGTCCACTGTCCACGAGAGACTTACCGTGCGCGTGCTTGGTACGAGAGCAAGAGCGGCAGGGAACTGTCTCGAAAGTGGACTTTGGCGGCACTGGGCGAGGAGGTGCTGGTAGTCTCTGTTCCGGTAGCGGACAGTACGCCAGCGTAATGCAAACCTCACGTCCCAGTGTCCGCCTCTTCCTACCTCATCCAGAAAGGAGGGTTGTTATGACCTTGGATGAACAGGCGATGGCCCTTTACCAAGCCTACCCCCGCAAGGTTGCGAGGGGTGCGGCACTAAAGGCCATCAAGAAGTCCCTGATAATGCCCCCAGAAAAGGGCGGCATTGGCTACGACGCGATGCTGGGAGCAGTCCTAGAGTACGCCGAAGCCAAGAAGGGACAGGAGTCCCGCTTCGTTCCCCACCCGTCCACTTGGTTCAACCAAGAGAGATGGGCTGACGACAGGAGCGATTGGTGGGAGGGCAGGAGGCCAGAAGTCCCCGCAGAAGCCGCCTTTGATAAGGTGCGGGAAGCCATCTCTAAATTTGGGACCGGCGATCCGAAGGGGGCGAGAGAGTGGCTGCAAGACGTTGCTATCACGTCTGCGGTCAGAGAAGTTGGGTGGAACAATCTCTGTAACATGGACGACTTCAGTCGTACTGCCATTTTCAACCGATTCCGTGTACTCTATGAAGAGGGAGCCATTCGTGTCAGACGAAGCCAAAGCGGAGAAGAGGAGCAGGGAGAAGGGCCACGAGGCCTACCTCGCTCGGTCATACCCATTGAGGCTGCGAGAAAAAAGGCTTGATGAAGCCTTCGCATCCTACATGGTGACAACTCCCGGCACGTCGGAGGCGATGAATGCCCTCAGGGAATACCGGAAGAGGCAAGCTGAGTACGATGGTCAACATACTGGCGATTGACCCCGGAACCTACAAGTCTGCGTGGGCCATTGTCGGAGACGGCAACGTGGTCACGCAGTTCGGGAAGGGGGACAACAAGGAAATCCTTGATGGCCTTCGACACGGCCTGTACGGATGGCACACCGTCAACCTCGTGGTTGTCGAGATGATGTCTAGCTACGGGAAACCTGTGGGGACCGAGGTTTTTGAAACGCTGGTATGGATCGGCAAGTTCCTCGAAGGGGCTGGGAATCAACCAGCTACTCGCATCACAAGGCGAGAAGTGAAGAATCATATCTGCCGGGGACACCGGAAGAAGAATGATTCTCAGGTGCGTAGCTGCCTCATCGAGAGATACGGACCCGACAACAACAACGCCATTGGCACAAAGAAAAACCCCGGCCCACTCTACGGAGTGACCGGGGACGTGTGGGCAGCCCTCGCCGTGGGGGTTGCTTACAGGGAACTCTACCTACTTGACAAGCCCCCGGCCCTCAACGAAAATTGAGGGTACGGGGGTTTTCTCATGCGCGACCGACTGCGTACTTGGCTGCTTGTTCCGTTCAGCGTGGCTCTCTGCCTACTGTCGCTGGCAACGGACCCTACTCAAGCGAGCGACTATTTGGACTCAAGTATCCGTGTGAACGGATGCTCTGGGACCGTAATTGGGCGGAGCGGGAAGGTTGCGATTGGGATTTCCGCCGCTCATTGCGCGCCAAAGACAGGAGCCGTAAGCTCCTTCTGGAACAGAGACGGAAGCGGCGGGAACGTGACTTGGGTTGTAATTGACCGCAAGAAAGACCTGTCACTGTTCCGGTGCCCCGCGAAGGAGACCATTGGTGTCTTCCCAGTCAACCGGAAGCCCTCAGAGGGCCGGTATGAGGGCTGTGGGTACCCCAGAGGGAAGGGGCCGGAGATTACCCAGTTGACATTCAAGGGGCTGTGGGACATCACTAGCCTCCCTGAGAAGCGGTGGATGTTCAAGGTGGACAAAGGCAAGTTCCACGGCGGCTGTTCTGGGGGTGGCGTGTTCGTCAGCGGAGCCTTGGTTGGAGTTACGACGCACGGCAGCAAGAAAGACGAGTACCTGTTTGCCGCACCTCACACCCAGCTTGTGTCTTTTTTGGAGAAAGCACAGGAGGCTACCGAAGTCCCTGTTTTTGGGGGCACTGACAAGGTGGGTGCTGAGGAGAAGGTCGAAGTCAACGGGATCAAGCTGGATTCGGACGTTGACAGAACGAAGGCAATCGTCCATATTCTGAAGTTGTTGAAGGAGCAACGGGACGAGTTAGCCCGCATTAGACGCACCCCGGTTCGGGTGCAGATAATTGATCCCGATACTGGCGAGGTTCTTCAAGAGAAGGCCTACCCGTTCGGAACGCCGATCAAGCTCATGCTACCGAGGGCTAAGTAATGCCGTGTGACTGCGAAACTTGCGAATGCCCTGACTGTCCATTTTGTCCGTGTCACGAGGATTAGATATGCCTGTTGGTGAATCAGTGGAACTTGCGGCCAACGATTACGCGATGATGAAGATGCACGCCCTGAACGGCGCGCAACAAGCGGCCAACGGCTTCAACGCCTTGGTCGAGTGCATCCGTTACGAGCATCAGGAAGCCAAGAACATGGTTTCTCAGGCTGAGGCTCTCGGACATCGTATCGTGGAGGAGTCGGGTGCAGGGAAAAGCCGAAGCACTGAGCCAAGCGGAAAGTAACGCCGGGTTGCACCGCTCTAGGCTTGCTGCAATAAGGTTGTCTGCCCGTGAGGGCGGCATCGCTACCGTTGTATCCAACAGGGTGGAGGAGCTTCGTGAAGACCTTGCTCGACAAGCTGATGGAACGCTGGGCAGGCGTTCGGATGCTGGAAGAGGAAGCAAAGGCTGAAGATGTGGCCGAGATGCTTCGCATCAACCGCGAGGAAGTTCGGGCGCATCTACGCAACAACCTCGGCAGCAACTTTAGCCCGGAGAGCGTGGAGAGCGGGAGTACACACATCGGGGATGTCGTGCATCACCACACCGAGACCAATACAGAGACGGGTAGCGGCGGCAGAAAGTGGCTCGGCAAAGGCCTGATCGCCGCCGCTCTTCTTGGCAGCGGAGCCGGTGCGCCATTCCTGCTCAACCTGCTTGGTGGAGAGATACCTGCTGTCGTGAACCCTCCCGGCGAGGGATCGAAGTACGACCTGAAACTGGGAGAACCTGATGCAGTACCAGAAAGCAAGAAAGAAGATCAGGGACGGTGATATACTCGCCTTCCGTGGCAACAGGTGCTTCTCGTGGCTCATCAAGTTCCGCACACTGAGCCGGGTGTCTCATGTTGGCATTGCCATCTGGTTCGATGAACGCCTCTGCTGCCTAGAGGCGATGGAGGGCAGCGGGGTCAGGCTGTTCCCTGTGAGCAAGTTTGTCGATGAGGGTGAGTGGGTCGATTGGTACGAGCTGTTCGACGAGTCCGTCAGCCGACCGCAGATGACGGAGTTCGCCCTGTCCTGCTGGGGAAAGCGGTACGCTTCGATCTGGCAGTTCATTCGCTCGTGGGGGATCGTGTGCCGGAGATGGTTCGACAAGCAACTGGCTCCTCCCGATACTGATGCAGACAGATTCTTCTGTTCTGAGTTTGTCATGTCAGCACTTAGGGAAGGTGGGTATGCTGGCGAAGGATACGAAAAGCCCCCTTCGAGGACATCACCCGGAGATATAGTGGAGCTACCGTGCTTACACAGGATGGGAAGGCTGGTTCCGTGAATTTTGACCGATTTGTTTACGACGCGGAGTGCGTCAAGGTGGTTGACGGGGACACGCTGCATTTAGACGTGGACCTCGGGTTGGATTGCCGTCGAACTATCACTATTCGCGTGCATGGCATCAACACGCCGGAGATGCGTGGCCCAGAGAGAGAGGAGGGGATCGTATCTAGAAATTGCCTGAAGGACTTCATTGACAAGTCTGACGGGGGGCTTACGATTCAGACGGTGAGGGATCGCACCGGGAAGTATGGTCGCTACCTCGCACATATCTTCAACGACAAAGGCCTGAACCTCGGCGACGAACTCGTGCGATTGGGGATGGCGGAAAGGGTGAACTATGGCTAGGCGGCGGAGGCGAAAGAAGAGCAAGCCCTCAACCCGAGGGGAGAAGGCCATGCTCGTCGAGTACAGGGGCGTGTGGGACAAACAGTGTGAGGAGTGTAGGTGGATATACAACAAGCTGCACAAGATTTGCCCGAAGTGCGAAAGCACAGAATGGGATTTGCCGGGGCGGGTGTATGATCCTGACGGGCAGACTAGAGAGGCAGAGCCGTCTTACACTCCGACGCAGGCAGAGATACGTCAACAGTGCGAGGAAATACGGAAGGACTGGGACGAGGACAGGCTCAAACAGCAGGAGAAATTCCGCCACTGGAAAGTCCCGACAAGCCAGATAAACCCCGATGAAATATAACTGCGCACGAAAAAAGCCCCGGTAAGCTATTGCTACCGGGGCTTCTTCGCTTAGCGAGCTTTGGGGAATGGGACATGGTGGACAACGTGCGGCTTTCTGGCTTTTGTCACCTTGTACGGACGGGATGTTACGATCCCGTTCGGCACTAGTGTCGGCCCGGTGATGCGACAGGCGTGAAACGCCCACCTCATACCGCTCCGTGTGATCTCCTGAACATGGAGTACCACGCCGGGAACCTGCACCTTGTCATCGGGCGGATCTTCGATCTGCTCGATTACGGCATTCCCCCTGAACGCCATTGACGTTGTCGTCCCGTCTTGTTTTTCAAAGTACGGGCCTTCCCTCAGCCGAATGCTGTCCCCAACGCGGAGGATAAGACTCGGGCTGTACTTGAACTCTTTGAGTAGATTCCGGTTGTCACCCCACCCGTGCGGGTTGTCCGGTGTTGGCTTGACGGCCATTGTCAATCTCCCTTGAGTAATGAGGGGAGGGAATCTCCCCCTCTACTAATAGTATCGGCATTACTGCATCAAAACTTGAGTACCAATAAAAGAAGCCCCGGCCAACCTCTCGGCGACCGGGGCTTCCTATCATCAGATCGCGCACACCTTGTCGAGCAGTCGGTGAACACCCTGAGTTCTGTCGGAGAGAGTAGCCAACGAGCCTCGGCCTTTCAAGGACTGGGTGAAGGCGTTGTAGAGCCTCCAAACCGATCCGTGAGTGGGGTTTGACCCCGGAAAGCCAGAGACAGGGTTGTCGTACTGCTTATGCTCCTCGTGACTCGGATGCCGATACTCTCGGAGTACATCCTTTTCAGCAATATGAGGAATCGCATCGTATTTGTCCCACGACTTCACGAGGATGTCGTGGACTTGCGGTTCCGTCAATTGGTGACGTTTGTACGCCTCGTGGCGATCCGCGATCTTCCTTCGACTCGTTCCGAACATCTGAACCGCATCTTGAATGCAGCCATCGAGGTCTTCGATGATGTTCTTCGTATGTCTCCGGCTGACGGTAAACTCACCGTGGAAGGCGAGGTTATCGCAGACAAAGAGACCCGCACCCCAAGCAATAGCCGAAGGGAATCGCTTGTCGTGCGCGTTGCGGATACCCGCAACCAGTGAAGCCTCGCCTTCGAGGAGAGCCTCGCCGTCGTGACCAAGCACGGAATCGCGGTTGAGTTCCATCAGCCCGAAATACTGGTTGTGGCATTCGGGTTCGTGGTCCTCGATGCGTCCCCACTTGTTGACGGCATGAGCCTCTCCGACGAGGTTGTACCCCGACCGCTGGAATGCAGCGAGGCATTTGTCCCACAACATCGTGTGTGGGATGGGTCGATGTGTCTCCGTCCCTTTTGGCGTGGCTTCGCCAGCCAACTGGTCACGGGTGACATGGTTCGACCCGCAATGGGTCATCAGGTTGAGCTTACGCATGGTTTCTCCCTTTCGTTTGCTCCAAAGAAATTCCCATCACTACTGTAGTTATCGGAATTATTGCACGGAAACTTGAGCAGTCAAGGAAAAAACATCGGCATTTTGTTGCTATCACATAAAAAAAGGGCGAGAAAAGCAGGGTATTCCCCACTCTTCCCGCCCCTTTCGCCACTAGAAGTCGATTTCCCGCTCGTAGAAGTCCTCGTCGTCCGCACCAAACAACTGCTGCTCCTCGATGTAACCCAGTACGGGGCCGAGGGTGGTTGGTGGTGGTGGTCCGTCGTGGCTTCCCGGCTGCGGAACGTGCAACTTGGTGGCCTGACTACTCGGTGTCCTTACGAGGCGAATAATCGCCCCGACATCTGCATCGAGTAGCGGTTTGACACAACCGTCGAAGAACTCGTCGGACGAAGCCTTGATGACCTTGACAGCGTTGTCGTCGTCAAGATAACCGGCTTTCGCCAGACCCGTCAGGATCGCTCTCGCGTAGTCCCGCATGAGCTTCTCGATGTTGTTTCCCCTCTTGGGGGCCTTCTTCTTCCTCTGTTTAGCCATGTCGCTCCTTTCAGCGTTAGACCAAGAGAACTAGAAGTCTACAGGTAGTTTCGGCATTACTGCACCGGAACTTTAGCACTAAACAAAAAAGGGGGCCGAAGACTGTGAAGTCTCCGACCCCCTCGGCGGGATGGACCTATCATGATCTTGCGTGCTACCACTTCCGGCTCTCGGCCCAGCGTGCCACGAGGTAAACCGTGAAGCACAGGGCAGCGAGGCCAAAGTAGATCAGCATGTTGGCAAGATGCGGGTTCATGTTATCTCCCCCCTTACTTGATCCTGAAGGAGCCGAAGGTGGTCCTCAGCTTGCCCAAGCAGGATGTCAGGACGCTTTATAGCGTCGGTTACGTCGAAGCCGTCCTTGGCGTAATCATCATCCAGAATGACTATCTTTTCCACCACGGGGGGTTTTTTCCCTATGCGTGGCTTCATAATCATTGCGAACATTTGGTGTGGCTCCATAGTAGCTTCGACCGAGCAGTCTGGCTCGTCAGGCACAGGGAGAACTCCCTGCACGTCAGAGGGGGCCATACAAGGCCCGACAATGAAGCCCGGCCCCCCCTGATTCGCCCTAGTGCTGGCTCTGGGCAGCACTAGCTTGCTCCGCTTACGCCGGGTGCTGATCGCTCGGTGGATCATGCTTGCCCGGCTCGTAAGCCTCAGTGTTGGGAAAATCCGTTTCCCCGCCGTTGTCGCTGACCGGCGTACCCTCAGTCGAAAAGATGAGGTCGCCAGCCTTCACCGCCGCCCTTACTGCCTTGTAGGTCAGCAGGTTTTCGGCGTCGGAGAACGAGGCGTTAGCCCACTTCTCCGGGTCAGAGGTCGTCAACTCCACGCTGCAAGGCGTGTCGATCACTTCCGCAATCCTCGCGGTGTAGTGGGTCGCGTCTTCGAAGGGAATGTCATTCCACATCAACTCACGCATTCCACCGTACCAACCACAGGCATCCACGGGCTGACCGACAATCGCTACGACCGCCTTGTCAGTCCTCGTGGTGGCCCCTGTGTCGTTCTCCGCGTTGAAGACGACCTTCAGTGTCGCAGTAAGCATCTGGCTTACTCCTTTGGGGATACTGCCCCATCAGGCAAGGGTGGTGTCCGCCCCTGCTCGGCGATAACACTCTCTTCGGCGTTCCTGCACCCATAGTTTAGTACGTTCAGCCGCAATATCTATCATTTTCTTGAAAAGACCCGGAGAAAAGACAAAAAAAGAGCCAGAAC